ATCCGTTTATACGGGCATCCTATCAATCAACTTCCATAATTGGTACGGTTGATACTTTTTAGGGTATATCAAAGCGTGTGTTAAAACGTCCACGCAATGGCCTTACACACCGATAGGTGTAATCAGGACTTAAAAACAGTAAAGAAAAACAGGTAAAAAACACTTTACATGACAGTTAGGTAAAAAGCTCATCTACTGTCGTTTTTGAATCGTGCGAGAAAGTGTGGGAGGGGTCTTTGTTCCGCCATCTTGACGCATTGGACAATCACGACCATCGTGATCAGGCTCGATATCGCCGCAGAAGCGACAAGGATCACGAACTTTACTATTGTTATCTCGATCATCGAGAGGGAGTCTGAGAAGTCGATCACGCAACTTCTTCATGAAAACTTCATCCTCAAGAAGGTCGTCAACTTCATTGTCAATTTGTCGAGCAATCTTCTTCTTTTTAGTGACACCATCAGCAATTTTTACAAGGTAAAAAGAAGAAGTAGAGAAAGTTGGGCCACCAGAGCAATTCAAGGTCAAGGAGAAAGTATCTGTTGCACCAGAATAATCAACGAAAAAATCATAGAGATTGTAACTAGTGTTGACTATATTTGGTGAATAAGCAGTCACAGTGCAATTAGTGCCAACAACAGTCAAAGCGCCAGTGATATTTGATCCATTAATGCGAGTTGCAGCAAGAAAGCGACCAGGCGGTGTCTTTGAGAAGGTGAAAATTGTCGCGCCAGTATCGCCATCAACAGAATAGACAGTGTTGATGGTCGAATTCGCGTCAATGATGGGATCATCACCATAAGGTTGGAAAACACTAAACGTACCGGCACCAGTAATTTTTGATGTCATTCCACCACCACCGATCGAGGAAACTTGCAAATGAGCACCTTGAAACTCGATGACATAAGAACACCAAAGTTGAGCAACTTGAACATTGGCTGCAATATCAGTTGTAGCAGCAAGAACAAACTTGGCTTGTTGTTCCCATCTAGGGTCATCAAGGTTAGGATCAACGTATCGAAAAACATCGCCTTTAAGTCTAGTTCGCATGGCAAGATTCTGATTATCAAAAACACGCCATTCGCGTGAACGATCAGTGCTCATCATCTCTCTTTTCAAGTTTTCTCCTTCATTGAAATCATCCTCAGGATCAATGTCAAAGCAAGCAATCAAACCGCCCTCTGTTGTTGTAGGGCAAGTTGGTTTGTAATGGATAGTAAAAGATTTGAATCGATACTTCTCATAACATTGTGCGAAGGTGCCGAGTCGACCGGGGATTTGTCCTGGTTCAATTCTCAGAGAATAAATTATAGTGTCTTGAGATATACCAAAACTACCTGAGGTGAGAGCTGTTAAATAGTCCTTCCCTGAAATAACAGCTCCGCGCATTGAATTGGGTCCGACTTTGAAATGTGGGCGAAATGGTCTAGAAGATCGCACAAGTGGGTAACTGGAGCCTCCATTTCGTCTGTTTCTTCTTCCAACTTTTCTGGGACTTCTACGCACCTTTTTTCTACGAGAAACATTCCTAACAGCTGCGCGTATGTGACGTGCCTCCTTCTTAAGTCTTCCCACTTGCTTTCTAATACCCCTGGTATTTGATTTTCTGCGTGCCTTGGGCATTTCGTCGAGTTGTGTGATTTTTCGCTCAAGTATTCCCGCTTTTCGAAGAAGTCCTTGTGCTCCGACAACAAGTCCAGCAGCAAGCCTAAACGGGTTGGTGTTGATGTTGTTGTAAGCGAAATGAAGATCAGCCTCAGCAAGATCTTCCCCGTTTGCGTAAGATGCGTCGTGTACTCTGCAAGTTTCGTCAAATTCGTCCAAACTTGGGACGGTTGGATCGTCAATACTAGGTTGATACGCTCCCGCTGAGTATCCGGGTCCACAATAGTTTCCGTGATAGTGAAAGGCCGTTCTGACATTTTCTAGATTATAAAAATCATCACTTGCGCTCTGATTTTTATGAGGTGATGCAATACTTACAGATTCTACCTCAAGGATAGGAAATTGCATTAGGCAAGCCTCTTCAAAAGTGGCAAAACCCTGTCGAACGATAACCATGGTAGCGTTTTCCCACTTTGCGGCAAGATAATCACGGAATTCGATAATTTGCTTAGCGATATCAGGCTCACACATTGCACAATGACGGACTAAATTGTCAAGCTTTTGAGCATATTGATCCATAGTCATGCCTCGTTTAATGACAGAGAGGTTGACCAAAAGACGATGTCGATCAATAACAAAAATGTTGTAGTGTCCGCAGTGCCAATTTTTAAGGCCAGCAAAATCGATTTTATTCAAGTCACCCTCAATTGGAACAATGCTTTCAAGTTCAAAAGCCAACTGAGCGGAAATTTCCGCATACTTGGAGGGAGACAAACGCACCTTTAGCATGCCAAAGGCGAAATCGTCGCCACAGGCCAAAGGTCTAGTGAGTTGTTGAAAAGAGTTATAAGCAGGATAAAGATACAAACTAACAATCTCTGATAACTCTCCTTTCTCACCATTTTTAGGTGTCATGTCTCCCTGATCAAATCGTTCGTAAACATGCTTGCCATAACCAAGCAAACAATAAATATGTCTGAAATGGTTTACGAGACAGTTGACATGGAGGGTGATCAATTGGCCACTAGCCATACCACGATAGATGACTATGATTAAAGCAACCCAGTAATCCTTAGCATTTTTCGGAACTGGTCTACCTGTTTGAATGCAATAATCTTCATAGTTCATGTAGGGAACAACACAAACTTTTTGGCCAAGAATTCGTGCGATATACCACTTAGGCATGTTTGGATGGTCCTTTGTACGCACACGTTTCAGTAGTTCACTCACTACTGTAATAAGGATTCGAGCGAGAATAGTCGAATCCCACTTCACGAAGTCCATGGTGGAATATGTTTCAATACAGTCTTCAGTAAGATAACATACAAGTTCATGCCAACCACCGTAATAAGGGGACCAACCAACGGTACACCCAGTTTTGAAAAAAGGCTGCAATGATATCTCATCAAGCAAATGTTGCAGCATCATTTTTTCGGCAATGACTTCGTGGGTCATTGAGGAATTAATTGAGCGAATTTTCTCATCCAAGATCTTTTGAGTAGGTCTTAATTCCTCTTTTCCTACAATATCAAATGGCGCATCAGGAAACTCACCATGGTCGATCATATCGATGAAAGTGATAACGCTCATAAGTCCAGTATCAGACTTAAGAAAATCCCCTTTAGAGTAGTACTTCTTCTTGAGAAAAACCCCTGCAGCTTTTTTGAGATCCATGTCTTGAATTGCCTCGGCTATAGACATCATTCCATACTTATCAGGAAGTATAAAGTCGAGAAATTGTTGAAAGATCGTCAAAGTTCTATTCCAAACATCTTCGTCTATCTTGTAGTTAAGAGGTCTGATGTACTTCGCAAAATCTTTCTTAATCGTCTCAAGAGTTGGGGTTGCAATGGAAAATTCTTCATAGGGAGGGTTTGGGAGATCAAACGATTCATGATTCTCTAGATAATATTCACTGAATTTCAACTTATCATACTCTGATTTTTTGTATAATGTCATTCCGACAATGTCGCAGTTGGGATTGTCATCCCATTCAGTAGAAATATCTAAATCCCAAACCTTTGGAGCGAGTTCACTTGGCAAATAGGTGAGATTTACATTAAGGTCAGCACCAGCACCGTGATTCTCAAATACACCACTCTCATCATATTCAACTCCAACTTGGAAAGTGCAATCTTGTTTTCGGTTGATAACATCTTCAATACAACGGCCAATGTTGCTTATTCCAGCAAAACCTTTGTGTAGGCCAATAATTTTACCATCAATATTGAAAATTGGTGCACCTGACATTCCAGGAGTTGTAGGTATCATGTGATAGAAACGCGCGCCATATTTGATAACCTGTCCAATTGACATTTTCATTACCAAAGTTTCGGGCTTCTGCATATCTCCAGATAGAGACAAAATGTAGCCCGGGCCCTCATAGTTATAGTACCCATTTGGGACGCGCATAGGGATGAGAGATGGTGGCTTCTGATTATTGTAGGGTATCACAGCGTAGTCTCCAGAAATAGAATCAACTACGCCCTCGGTCTTAATTTCAACATCACCTACAAAAATGGTATCGACAATAGGCTTTGTGTTATCTATACTTGATACAACATGTCGAGCAGTTACAAGATTACCATCCATGAAAAACCCATGACCATGATCGTTTGTTTCAGGGTTATATATAAGCTTGATTGATTGCTTATAGGTTTCAATGCTAATTACTCTACCGCCAAGGAGACCTTCATTTCTATTTGCAACAATTGCAGGCCTCGCGGGAGTGTGACCGAGAATCTTTGCTTCACCTTTGATGAGCTTATGTGCGATGATGCTTTGAACAGTATCATTCGGATCAGGGCTTTTCTTGATTTTATCTTTTTCAGTTCGTGAAAAGCTCATCTGGTGAGCGCTCTCCATCTTTGCAAGCATTTTTTCAGCCTGCGCTCTTGTTAATTTGGCGGCTTGATTGTTATTCCCTTCAAATGTAAGCGTTCGCCAAACACCTCCAGCATTTACCATCATGCCTTGACCTTGCCTGTGTAATTTCTGCAATTCTTGCATAAGGTCCATGACTTCGGCGTGATTACGAGTTCTGACTTGGGCTTCGAATCGACCGACTCTGACTGTGAAGTATTCATAATTAAACAAACCTTCAGTGTTTTGTCTAGTAGTGGCCACAATTTTACGATTCTTCTCGACCCATTCGATATCATCGCCGTAGTTGTCATGAATCAACTGTTTGATTCGAGTAAGGGAGGTATGCAATTGGAGAGCATCTTGCTGCCTGTCCATGGCATAATCACTCATTTCTTTATGCTGTCTTCGCATTACTGAACGATCGTTATCATCATTATTATTGTTTCGATCCTTTCCACCAAACAGAGCCCGGGCTTCCTTAGCACCGGATTCATTTTCAATATGAGTAATAACGTCGTGAACATCTTGAACAGTGGTTTTTCCTTTCTCTTTGATTTTAGCCACAGTATCTTCAAGTTTTTGAGTGATAGT